ACCTACACCAGCTGCAACAATAGTTTGTGATGTTGTTGTGCCTTGCCACTTTAATTGTAGATGACCAACTTCAGCATCTACAGAAGCAAGAATTCTTGAAATAGTAAACGCAGAATTGGCTAGACCAGCAGGAGTTGTATTGCCTGTTTGATAGTAAGCGCCATTGGCATTCAATGCACCAAATAATTTTAATGGTTCAATGATGACTGTTTCATTTTCGTCAGAATCAATAATACCAATACGTTTAATAACGGTTCTAGAATTAGTATCGACTAAAGTTTGTATGCTATTTGCGATTGCCATTTTTTTATCCTATTGAAATTCTAATGGTACTGTAGAGGACCATTTCATTGCTGTATATGGTACGGTTACATATTTATCTAATTTATCCACATAGTATAATGCCACCCGTTGACCATCAGAAAACTGTCTAACAGATTTTCTTCTCATCATTAGAACGGCTGGAGGATCCATTTGAGTTTCTTTTTTCTCTTTGGCCTCAGACATTAATTGTTTAAGTGTTTTCAACTTCTGTTTCCTGTTGTTCTTGGTCCAACTCTTGTTGTGGAGCAATTAAACTGTGTGCAATTTCTTGTTTCTTTGCTTCAATATGATCCGCCACTCTATCGTGAATTGCCGAATACAAAGCATTACGGAACTCTACGCCGTTATCATCGTGTGCAAAATCAATAATTTGTCTTGTTGTATCTGTCATTTTTTAATCTCCATTCCAATATTTATAATATTCGTTTCAGTTTCACCAATGTATTGGTTTCTTCTTTAACACTTGACTTGGCGGCCGCTTGTTGGGCCAATTCTGCCTCATGCTCTTGGTCTAACGGATGTTGTGGTTGTGATGGTACTTGTGACATCATTTGTGCTTGTGCCACATCATTGGTCACACCAACTGGTAATCCAAGGCCTGCTTCTTTTTCTTCGTCCATCTCAATTTGCATCTCTTTAATATCATCATCATTTAGACGTAGAACATTTCTTTGAATCCATGATTGAGAGAAATAACGACCAGTATATGGGTCGATTGTTGCCAACAGAGCCAATCTTTCTTTCATTAATTCGGCATCTTTGAGTTCAGTAAAGTTATTATCTTTAATGAAATCATAGTGAATGTTAGTTCTAAAATCTTCCCATTCTTGGTCTGTACAAATACCTTTTAATACACATTGTATCCGTAACGCTTGGTCAAATAAATCAGAGAAACGATTACGTAAACGGTCTACAAATTTAGCAAACTTTAATTCGTCACGGGTAATCTCATTGGTACGACCAAGAGAAAAACCAGATGTTTCTGGATTCAAACGAGATACAGGAACGTTTAGTGCCTTGTATAGTTTCTTTTCAAAGTATTTGACATCTTCCAACTCACCTAGATTTTGACCACCAGGTAATGTAGTAATCTCTGTACCTTTTCCACCTTCACGGCGTGGTAACCAGAAATCTTCCATCATGGATAAAAATTTACGGTCATCACGGACTTCACCTGTGTTGGCATCGTATACAAGTTTATTTTTGTATTTTACCATAATGTCACGAAGGTATTGTTCTGCCTTTAACTTAGGTAAATTACCCACGTCAATATAGAAAATACGGCGTTCAGGTGCACGTGAGATACGATAGATAACAGTTGCATCTTCAATCATGCGTAACTGATTGAGTGGTTTAATTGCTTTGTGTAGATATGATAGAACTACAGCACGGCGAGAATCCATTAAACCAGAAACCACAGAGATAATAGAATCAGTAGTAATACGAACACCAACAGGACCAAAATTAGAAGAAGTACCAGTGTTAACTTTGTCGTTATACAGATAGTACTCATTAATTACCTTCATAACTTCTACGCCAGTACGCTCATCTTTTGTTTTTTTCATCTCACGTATTTTACGTAACTTACGTGGATCAACGTATCGTAATTCTTTAACACCTTCCATAGGTTTGGTTTGATCCACTATGATGTGGTAGAATAGGCGACCATCAACATAGTACCTACGGAAAATATCTTGTGCCATATTTTTATAATTCAAAAGTTTCATTACTGTTTCAAATTCAGTTTTAATGGCATTTTTAATTTTGTCTGGTTGTTTTAAATCGTCCAACACGATTTGAATAATCTTACCATCATCATCTTGGCAAATTGCTTCGCCAACAATATCATCAATAGCGGATTCAATCTCTGGTTGCATTGCCATTTCACGGTAACGTGAGATAAGTTCTACATCATTTTTTGCTGTGCCATCTAGGTCAACATATGTTCCATAATAAGCGGCTGAGGTAATTGTGAGAGCGCCATCATCGTTTGACGGAGGCGTAAAAGATTGTTGCACCGTTTGGTCATCTTCGACCTTATTTCGTGCAATTGTGAAACCAAAAAGAGAGAATTTATTAGCTGCCATATTGTGTTATTCCAATTCAAAAAAACATAATGAGAGAGACCTTGGTCTCTCTCGTAAAATAAAATAAATTAACTTGTTGTATCTGTTTCCCACCATTGATATGCGAATGTTACTGCGTATTCTTCAATAGTGTCGTTAGAACCCCAATCTAAATCAATGGGGGCCAGATCAAGTGGATACAATCCAACAAATTTGTAAGTTTTCAATGTGTCGCCAGTTTTTCCATACTGTGTAACTAATGCATCTACGGTATAACCAGATGGACCAGCTGCAGCACCTGTACGGACATTGCCTGCGTGACTATTGATGCCGTTCATCCACGATTCTAAAGCTCTACGAATTGTGAAATCTTCGTCATTAATAATCTGTAATGTCCAATCAGCAAACTGTCGATTACCAGCAAATTTTAATTCTCGGCCAAAATAAAATAATGGTACTTGGCCAATTGTTGAACCAGGCAACTGAGCAGTTTTGGCCATAAATGTGGTTTTCTGACCGGCTGCTGTGCCATTTTCTGCAATTGTTGGAAAAGTGAGCGTGACTTGAAATAAATTGGGACGTGCACCGTCACCAATCAGATTTGCTCTAAATTCTGCTACGTTGAATGCCATTTGTTTTCTCCTATATCGTGGTTATTTATTAAGCTGCACCAACGACTTCAGTAAAATCAACACCAGTTCTTACTGCAACAAAGTTCAACTGGATAAAGTTGATAGAACGAGCAGGTTTAATATAAATGTCACCAACAAACTGGTTGGAATCAATAACTTGTCCTGTATTATTTGTTGTATCACAAACAACACGGAAGTCATAGATACCACGGCGACCTTGAATATCACGAAGGAACGGTGTTACTAATGCTACAAACTGAGCACGGGTAAATTCATCATTAAATTCAAACAATGAATACTGAGCAGCTTGAGCAATTGTTTTTTCTAACACAATAAACAATCTACGGACATTAATACGGTCAAAAGCAGAAGGTTTAGTTTGTAATGTTTTGTCACCATACAATACCGTGCCATTTCCTGGGAATGTGGCCACAGGATTTACGCCTTGTGCATACAGAGTATCTCTATTTGTTTTGGTTGGATTCCATGCTAAACGCACAACGTTCTTTAGATTGCCACGATTGAAACCGGCAGGTGAGAACCATGGATCACGAACATTGTCGGTGTTAACACAAAGACCGGCAATATCACCGTTCAATGGTATCCAACGATAAATGTTGTTGTATTTGTCAAACATATATTTCCAACCAGAATCAGCAACAGCATAAGATGTAGAACGACCAAGAGCTGTGTTCCATGCTGTAATATTGGTTGTTTCATTACCAGCTTGATTGATAACGTTAGCAGAAGGAGGCGAAATAAATGCCAAACAATCTTTACGAGCACCAGCAATATTGTCAATTACATATTGTTGAGTAGCAATGTTGGCATCACCAGTTAATACTAAAGAAATATCAACTTCATCAGCATTTTGGAATAATCCATAAGCTGTTTGTGTATTTGCTGTAGATGGAGCATCATCTGCGCCACCACTTAAACCCAACAAAGGCGGTGTGGTAAATACAAAATATGTTGTATTTGCCAAAGGTCTACCCCATGTGTTTGCTTCGAGGCCGGTTGGCAAAGGATCAACGGCATAAATGAATTTTGAATTATTAAAAATTACATTTTTATAATAATTAGAATTGCCTAAAGCATCAATAGCATCTGATCCTTTTGACAGATATGGAAAAATTTCTAATACTGTGTTACGAACACCTGTAAACAAACCGCCGGTGTCCATAACAATAAAATGTAATTCATCGTTAGTTGCGCCAGCCGCTGTAGCTTGAGCTGAAGTGCCTGGAGCTCCGTTAAAATAAGAAGAAATACCAATTCCATTAATATTCCATGTGGAAAAATTTGATCCTGCGTCTATCAAAGAAACAGTCAAAGAATTTCCTAAACCACCAGAATATCTGGCAAAAATTGGACCAGCAGCAGAACCAGCGGTGCCAGTTAAATAGGCTGCCTGAAATACATCTTCATTTGGAATCTGTAAAGCTGTACCGCTTGTATTGGCACGAGCATTACGGCCAGCGGAACCAACGGCACGAGCAACAGTTAAGTTATTACCATAAGCTAAGAAAGAAGCAGCAGTAAAAAATGATGTTGCTGAGTTGCTGTCTGGTGTACCAAATACACTTGCAAGAGTAATCTCGCTATCTACTTGAATTCTTTTTTGTGCTGGACCCCATTTGAAATTTCCAGCAAAAGCACCGGCTGTAGTTAGTACTGAAGGTACGACTGTGGTTAAGTCAACTTCAGATACATTTACGCCTGGAGAGATTTGAAATGCCATTTTATTATCTCCTTGAATATGATGTTATATTGGCAATTAAGATACCATACGAATATTTATGAAAGGCCATATTTAGAGATTTCTCATAGCGTCTTTAATAAATTTTGAATATAGTTCGGAACCATCGGCAACTTCCCACAAATCTCCGTCCATATTTTCATACCGTTCACCCAGTCCGTCATCAATAATTGGAGCCGGAAGAACTTCTTCATCTAACTGATTCATATTTTCTAACTGAATCTGTTTACGAATATCATGGTTTACGATGTCTTTAAAGTATTTTTGAGTGGCCACCCAAGCAAAAAGTACCAAAGTCATTACTAAATCATCATTATTATCATCTTCTGCAGCAAATGATGTTTTACTTGCTACAAAAGTTGTCAGTTCCGAGATGGTATCAAAATCTGGAATCAACAACTTATCACCTTCAATCAATGTTTTTAAATTGGAACAACCAATTCTTTTGACCGCCACAGACATTTTAAGGCCCATTTGTATGCCTCGGCCAAATCCACTATGTAACTGTTGTGGTTTTTTGTTTCCTGTAAATACTTTCCAAAGATTCTCATACTCTAAATCTTGGTGTATGATGTCGGCTACCTGTGGATTGTTATTAATTTCAACCAAAATATAGGCATCATTATAATACCGAGCGGCATTGTGAATAACCGTAGGGAATAATATGGGTGAAATTGAAGAACTCTTATACACTGCCACCTGTTTATATGGTGTTGATGAAATATCAAACACAGAAAATGCTGAACAGTCTAAATTACGACCTTCTGATACATCCACGGTAATACAATATAGATGGTCTTTGGTAATTTCATCGTCACCTTTAATCGGATGTTCATAGATTATCATCTTATCATGGTGAGCAATTGGCGGACTATAAGCCATCTTCTGTAACTTGGTGCCAGCAATAAGAGTATTGGTAGAACCTAAAAACTCGGTTTCAAACTCCTGTCGAAACTGGTGTTCAGAAGTATTACGAATCGTTTCTTCTTTCCAATCATCATCACGACCCGGTACCATCGACCAATGCACCTCAAATGGTACATAATTGTTTCGTTTATTGATGGCGTCTGTCCATATCTTATAGAACAGATTCATGCCGTTAGGTGTAGAAACAATAATAATCTTTGTTTTTGTACCAGCAGTAATAACAGGATAAACTGAGGTAAAGAATTCTGTGGCAATATTAGATGGTACGAAAGCAAACTCATCTAAGAATACAATGTTAAACGAACCAGAACGAGCCGCAGAAGATGACGTGGAAGAAGCGATGATAACTGATCCGTTCTCCAGTTCTATTCGACCTTTGTTCCATTCAACCACACCTTGTTGTAACCACATAGGTAGATTCTCATACGCCAACTGTAACTTACCAAGAATACCTCGAGCAGTTTCACCACGGTTGGCCAGAACAGCAATTGATTGTGCGTCTTGAAAGAGTATTGTCCAAAGAAGATACGCCACCGTGGTGGTCGTTTTACCCACCTGCCGTGGGCATTTCATAATAGTAAAACGATTATTGTGAAAAGTTCGTATCATGTCTTGCTGAAAATCATACATTCTAAAATCAGTTACACCATCATCTAGTGTGATAATTTTAATGTACTTGGCAAAATAGATAGGATCTCTAGAACACTTGATATATTCATCAACTTGATCTTGTGTGAAATTGACTTGAACTCCTACTCGTTTGAGTAGAGGGTTGTCACGGTAACTTTCTTTATTCTTTGCTGGCATTGTTCTTCAATAGTTTGCTGAGTTCAGAAGTTGAGCCAACAAAAATTGCTTTATCAATATTGGTATTATTTGTTTCTTTTTTAATGCCTTCCATCTCACGCATTTCTTTTTGTATCTTTAATAATCTATCATTGGCTTCGGTCATGTTTTTTAATAAACCAGAATACACCTCAAATGCTCTTGGGTGTTGGCCAGCTTTGGCAATATTGAGTATTTCTTCCATGGCGTCTTTGCCTTGGTCAATAATACCTTGAAGATTTTCTTTTGATTGTTGATAAGCATCATTTAAATCTTGTTTAATATCTGCTTCATTATACTTGACGGACATTACAGGTAAATTTATTTTTTCTTCTTTAACTGTGGGTGTTACGTCAAATATTTGTTCCATGCTTTTTTCAAAATTGTTCATTATGTATTAGGGAATTCTGTTATTGTGGTGGTATATGTATAATCAACGTTGGCGTTTGCAGTATTTGCTGTGGTAGGATTAGGCACAATTGTAATTGTGGCCATTTTTTCTGCTGGTACAACGTAAGAAGTGAACTGATAATTTGAATTTGTTTTTGTGCCTATAATGCGTGCATCGGATACAAAATTACCCTGTATGTTGGTCAAGTGTAATATATTATTAGTCCACAAAATAACTCGACCAGATGCCGTAGATTCTTGTGCTGAATAACCTTGATACACAATTTCACCAGTTTGATATGTTCCTGTACCGGTGTTGGCCATATTAAATTGAACAACATCAGTTGATAAAATATCGTTATATATGTTTGTAATTGAAGTTCTAATTTGACCTGTTTGTGTAGTTTTACCAAACACATAACCTTTAACAGTAAAACTTAATGTCCAAATAATCATACGAGTTTCGGAATCTTTATCACCTTCATAAACAATATCATGTGATGTGCTATTTAATACAATAG